GAAAACTTTTACAAGCTTTTTCAAGAATTGCTTTACTTTGATTTCTAATTTGTTACATTTAAGATCCAAAAGAGTATAGCGAGATTTGATTACTACATTAGTAACATTACCATCTCCAACTTTAGAAGAATCAAATCCCATTCCAAATTTATAAATATTTTCTCGATCAATTTCCATCTTCGCCTTTCTAGCTTCATATGGAATTTCGATAGTCCTAATATCAATATCACCATCATCGGATACTCCAACGGCTTTCTTAGTCTTCAAATTTTGCATAAGCTCATCGATATTATCACCACTGAAGCCTTTGACAACATAAATTCCTTCAGTCAAATCTTGAAGATTATTTGAAAGCGAACAACTCATCAAATCGTAATCATCAATGATGCTTTTCACTGCTTTGATCGATGATAGTCTTCCGTTATTATTGTCTAATCTAAAAAATGGAATAAATCCGAACTCTTTTCCAAATAAATCATCTTCTTCTTTAAAGAGAATGTGAGGTCTTGGATTAAGTTTTATATTAGTGTCCAGTGTTATACCTTTATCACCTTCTTCGATAAAAAAAGTTGTTTGTTTGTCGTCCCAAACTTCGATTTTCTTGATCTTCTCATTATCTTTATCGAGTCGATCAATATACCAACGAATTACATAATCACAATTATCCTGAGTATCTTTTGCTCTTACTTCAACAATTCCTAGAGAATCAGCAACTTCAAATACAAGTTGTCCATCTTCTCCAACATACAGATACATATACTCCCAACCCTTAATGGTTGCTCCTGAGAGTAAATCACTTAATTCAGCATTAAAATCGTCATTGTTATTGAACTGATCATCTAACAATGATTGAAGCTCCGAAATATCGGAGAACATATATCCCTCTTTTCCAGATAACATATATTGAACGCACTGATCTACAAGTTCCATAAAGAAAGGATGAGAGATTTTAATATTTGATCGAGTTTTATCTTCAACTAATTGACCATCTTTATTAAAATAAAAAAGACGATAGTTTTCTATATCATGATTTCCCTCATAATATTTTTGACCGATTCTAGCGAGAGCTTTTTGAGGACTTGCATTTTCTCTATTTATGAATTTTTTTATTTCATCTGGTTTCAGCATCTTCCTCTTGTCCTCCGAATAGAATCTTGAGTTTTTTATAATATCGTTCCCATCCGTCGGCATACTCTTCGAGTTGTCGTGCATAACTCATTTGTTTGACCGTATTAATTAGAATAGGAGTAGAAATCTGAGCATCATCCGGAATGGGATCAAGTACAGGTCTTACCGGTCTAATAGGATTAAAATTAGGGAGAGAAGGAGTCACACTCACTAATTTAACTGATCTACAGCCTACACTGCACAAGAGGAGATATCCCACAATGATAAAGATGATGCTCAGATTTCTATTTCTTTTCATTATTCCAATTCTCCACTAGTTCATTGTATGACTGAGCCGACGGCTTCTCTTCGGAAGCAATCGTAACAAGTTGCTCCGCCTCGTCTTCTTTCACTTCCTAATCGCCTGATCAATCTTCTGTTCTTCTTGATCTGCAATTTCTTGAACTTCAATCTCGATTTGATCTTTAATTTCTTCAGTCTCAATTTGTTGTTGAAGATCGTTGTTCTTCTCTTTTTCTTTTTTAAGTTGTTTATTTTTAATTCCAATAGCACTAAGAAGCACACTTACAATCGCAATGATTGCACCCCATACATATTTCTTTATTTTTGACCACATTAATATATCCATCCCTTTGTTCTAATTTTGTCTTCAAGAGCGTATCGCATAGCATCCATCAAATGATTCATATCGTCTCTTGGTTTATTTAACTTATTCCCAAGCTTATCTTCATCCCAAGCGTATGAACTCAATTCAGTAATTGTATTTGCACATCTCGGATGAACCCAAATCTTTAAATCCTGAATCCATTGAATACCATTCAAAACTGAATCAGCTCCCTTTTTAGAGCCTTTGATCCTAAGTCCATATCCTTTTAATTCATCAATTGATTTTGGTTCAGCAGAATCTCCGGTGATTTTTTCTTTTCGATATCCCATCTCGACGATCTGATCATATAATTTTTTATTTGAAAGTCCTTTCTTATAGAGTTCATCCCAAATCCAAAGTGCTTTATCTTTCTCATCATAAAAAGCGATTATTAATGCTGCCGGATGATTTGTATATCCAAAATCGAGTCCAGCTACTAATTCAAACAATGCAACATCGGTAAGCTTAAATTCTCGCTCTTCCCAATTATCATAAACAAGTCCTTCTGCAACTCCCCAATTTCCAAGACCGGCAACTTGATATCGTCTTGGATTCCTCACCTTCATATCTTCAAATAATTTTCGATCCGCATCATCAAGCCACTCATTACAGTTATATGTAGTAGTAAGTGCAAGTACATTATTGGATTCTTTGTCAAAAAATCTTTTCTTCAACCAATGTTTTTCATTCCAAGGATTAAAAGTGAGAGTGAGACGTTTAAAGTATCCTTCCGGAGCTTCACCTCGAATAGACTCATCAAGCATATCAAAATCAGCTTCTTTACTAACCTCATATGCTTCTTCGATCCAAATAAACGTAATCAATCCAATTGGAACTGATATAGAAGCGATTTTCAATGGATCATCAAGACCCCTAAATAAAATTCTTTGTCCAGTAGGTTTATAAGTAATTTCTAATGGAGAAACTGTTGTTTTCCAATGTTGTTCTACTTTAAGTCTCCGAATAGCCCAAATTAGATCACTATAACAAGAATCACGTAACGTTCTTTCAGTTTTTCTGATTACCAAAGTATTAGCAAGAGGAAATTGCATCATCTTAGTAATATGCCAAAGTGCAGTTGTTTTACTTTTTTTGCTTCCTCTACCACCTTTTACTACAACATATCGTTTTATACTATTCCAAAAGCGGTTGTATCCTTTTCCTATTATTTTAGAGAGAATTATTTCATTACTCATCGTTGTCCGGAATATTATCTTTGATGATGATCGGAACAGTTACGGAAATAGAATTATCATTAAACATTCCCAAATGTTTTCCGAGAAGTTCAAGAGCTTTGAGTTTATCGGCAAGCTTTACTTCTCGTTCAACCATATCTCCGGTTTCATTGCTCATCTTCTTAACTTTAATTGATTGAATGCATGCTAGATCATCTTCACTTGCATTTTTATTAATCGAACCATCTTTTGAATTGATGATATTTGTTGGATTCACTAATGCGATTCGTGCAAGCTCTTTTATTACTCGATCTTGATTGATTCCTGTTCGTTTACTCCGTTTTGCCAATTCTGTACGTAAATGTCTCGAAACTCTAGTTTTCTGTAGTAACTCAGAACCAATTTTGCTAGCGTTTTTTGACGAATACCCCGCTCGAATGCAAGCTTGAGTTGCATTCAAGTCAATAAGATATTCTTCGACGAATCTTTTTTGTTTTTCTGTAAGACTCATACTCGCATCTCCTTATATAAAAATTAAACAAAAAAGAGAGTCCAAAGGAATGTTTTTCCCTTCGAACTCTCCGTTCACGCTACAATATATCACACGATCACTATCAATTTCTATCAAGTATACGCTCCAATCTCCAAATAATATATAGAAGCTCATTTGCTTCTTGATCCTTTCCATCGTTTTCCAAAGATACTTCAATCTCTCTTAATATTTCGATAGCTTTTTCCATTTTAACCTCCAAAAACAATGGAATATCGATTTATAATCGAATTTCTAAGTAAATTCTGGAAACTTCTTAGCTAATTCAATTAATCCTCGTTTATGAAGTTCATGAACCCATTGAAATGTAATTCCTAACTTATAAGCTATATCTTCCCATTTCTCACCAAGAAAATATCGCTTGTTAAAAATATCTACCGTTCTAGGATCCGAAAGACTATCAATCATCTTTATCGCTTTTTGTTTGATATTAAGCAATGTTTCTATATCACGAGCAATCTCATCACTTAAATCTACCATTTTTACTATTATTTCTTCTTTTGCATGAGGATTTATCG